GTGGGTTTGATGCTGTGTTAGATAATAATGGCAGTATGGATGAACTTTACGCTCAAGTTGAACAGTTGCTTAAAAATCAGGCACTAGGTCACCCTGCCGCCACCCAAGCCCCTCACGTGCAATCTCAATCTGACAATTAGCACAAACAGTTTTTAAATTATACTGTTTGGCATTGTTTAAATCTCCATCAACATGATAGACAAACAGCTGAGTTTGATATTTGGCTTTGAATCCGCATTTTTCGCACAGTAACTTTTTCTTATATCCTTCTAACATCCAGCGAGGTTTTTGTGCAGGTAGCTGTTTTTTCTTACGTATGCAAGAATCACAGCGGGTCCTATAGTAGGTTTTATCCCCACGTTTATAATTGATTGCACAGGGTTTTTTACCGCAAACTGTGCATAATAATCGCCATTGCATACACCTATTTATGCGAACCTTTTAAAGGGCACCTTAATGCACCAAAATTGCTAGATACTTATAAATATATGAAAGCAATCCATTTAGAGGAACAATACTATGGCAACATTAAATTCACCTGGCGTATCAGTAACCATCATTGATGAAAGTCAATATGCGCCAACCCAAGCAGGATCTACAGCATATATCTTACTTGCTACAGCACAAGACAAAAAGACACCAAGCAACACTGTTGCTACTGGTACTACTATTCCAAATGCAGAAAAAATTATTTCGGTAACTAGCCAACGAGATCTAGTTAACATGTTTGGTACACCAAAATTCCAATTGGATAACAGCGGTAATCCGATTAATGGTAGTGAATTAAATGAATATGGACTATTAGCAGCTTATAGCGCATTGGGCGTCAGTAATCAAATGTATGTCCAACGTGCTAATGTTGATCTAAATGAACTAACAGGAACTAGTGTGCGTCCGACTGGTAGCCCTCCAAACGGCACATATTGGTTTGACTTAACAGATACTAATTTTGGTATTTACGAATGGGATGGTATTGCTGATGGATTTACGCTTGAAACTCCTCTAATTATTACCAGCTCATCATATTTAAGTGGTGGTGTTCCATTAAGCTCATACGGTTCTATTGGACAATATGCAGTAGTTACTACTAGCACTAGCAATCCGATCTATTACAAAGGTTACAATAATCAATGGGTATTAGTTGGTAGCCAAAGTTGGGAAGCAGTTGTTCCGGCATTAGTTGGATCTAATACTGCTTCAACAATTAGTTTAACTGTTGGATCTAAGATGATTGTTAATGGTACTACTGTGACAATGACAGGAACTACTATTACTTCTGCAGCTACAGCAATTAACGGAGCAAGTATCCAAGGTGTTACAGCAAATGTTAATGTAAATGGTCAACTTACAATTTTTGCAACTAACGTTGCGATAAGTTCTGGCAATATATATGCCACACCAGACGGTTTATTAAAAATCACTAACGGAGCTACATTAGGTAATGCTACAGTTGATGCTGCAACTCAATTGGGCTTATATCAAACAGGCGCAAACGTTACTAACAACGGCAATACTTACACATATCTTGGACCAACAATTCAATTTAGCGGATATACAAATGTTCCAGCATGGAGACCAACAGATGTTACTCCAAGACCAATTGGTAGTGTATGGTTCAAAACATCAGCAACAGGTAACGGTGCAAATTGGTATATCCAAGAATATAGTTCTACATTAGGTGCATTCCAACTGTTGGGTTCTCCACTATATGATAATGATTTTGACGCTATCAATGGATTGAGTCCTGTTGCAGGAGGTGCAGACTTACCAGTTGGTACAGTATATGTTCAATATAATACATTAAATGCATACCTTACTGCTGCAGGCCTAGCTCAAGCTACATTTAAACCGTATGTTAAAAGCGTTGCAGGAGTATTAACAATTACTGGTACAGCCGCAGGCGGCACAGCTAGTTATACAGCCGGTAACACATTTAAAATGACGGTTTCGGTTCCAGGCCAATCATCTACAGCATCAGCAGTAGTTTATTTAAGTGGTAATACAGCAGCTAGCCTTGCATCAAGTATAAACAGTGTTAGCCCAAGTTTAAATAATCAAGTTGTAGCCGGCATTAATTCAAGCGGTGCAGTGTATGTTACCCATACAGCTGGCGGTGCTATATTGTTTCAAGAATTAACAGGCACACCTTTAGCTACAGCAGGATTACTAAGTGATGCTAAAGTGCAAACAATTACATCAGGTAGTTTATATTTGGCCAGCCCATTTACACCATTAACTTATACATATTCACTAACATCACCATACAGTAATCCAACAGATGGAACATTGTGGTATTACAGTAATCCGTTAGATGTTGATATAATGATTAATACTGGTTCAGCATGGGTAGGTTATCAAAATGTAACTAGCGATGCACGTGGGTATAATCTAGCTAATACAGATCCAAATGGTGTTATTCTATCAGCTAGTCAACCAATCACACAAAGCGATGGTACTGCATTGGTATCGGGTGACTTATGGATTAATACTGGTGATTTAGAAAATTTCCCTGTATTGTATCGTTACAATGCTACAACAGGTTCATGGGCATTAATTGATAATACTGATCAAGTAAGTTCAAATGGCATTGTATTTGCAGATGCACGTTGGAGTTATAATGGTAATACTAATCCAATCACAGACAATTTACCATCGATCCAAACACTATTAACTAGTAACTATTTAGATCCAGATGCACCATCATCAGCTTTATACGCTCGTGGTACACTATTGTTTAACACACGTCGTTCAGGTTACAATGTTAAGAAATTTGAAAGCACATACTTCGCAACAGAACCAGCTAATTATACTGGTAACTCATATACTCCTCCTGCACAAGTAGGTTCTTGGATTACACATAGCGGTGATGATCCGACAACAGGTGTTCCATATTTTGGTCATAAAGCACAACGTAGTGTAATTGTTACAGCATTAAAATCTGCTATTAGTTCAAGCACAGCATTACGTGAAGATCAATATCAGTTTAATTTAATTGTATGTCCTGGGTATCCAGAATTAATAGAATCCATGATCACGTTAAATGATGATCGCCAAAATACGGCATTTATTATCGGTGATAGTCCATTAGATTTATCTAGTGACTCAACAACACTTACTAACTGGCTAACAAATGCAAATATGGCCGCAGACAACGGTGATGTAGGGTTGGTAAGCCATAGTAAATACTTAGGTGTTTACTATCCAAGTGGTTTAGCAACAAATTTAGATGGCAACAACGTTGTTGTTCCGCCAAGCCACATGATGTTACGCACTATTATTCGCAGTGATAACGTTTCTTATCCATGGTTTGCACCAGCTGGTGTGCGTCGTGGATTAATTGATAATGCCAGTTCAATTGGTTATATTGACATTAATGATAACAACGTATGGCGTAGCATTGGGGTAACTAATGGTCTTCGTGATATATTATACGAAAACGAAGTTAACCCAATTACAGTATTACCAGGCGTTGGTATCGTTGCATACGGTCAAAAGACATGTATCAATGAACAATCAGCAATGAACAGAATTAATGTTGCAAGGCTAGTATGCTACTTACGATTAGTATTGGCACAAACAGCTTCACCGTTTATATTTGAACCAAATGATACTATTACACGAAGCCAAGTCCAGTCAGCATTTAACGCTATATTCAACGATTTAGTTGCTAAACGTGGTATTTACGATTACTTAGTGGTTTGTGATACAACAAATAACACTCCGGATCGTATTGACAACAATGAACTATGGGTTGATATTGCAATTCAACCAGTTAAAGCGGTTGAATTTATTTACATTCCAGTTCGTTTAGAAAACACAGGCAGTCCGTTAACGATAGCTTAATATACGCAGTTAATGAGAGTGGGAACACTCCCATAGCGTAGATAAAAAACAGGTAAATACTATAAAGTATTATAAGGATTAAAAAGATGGCAACATCAGCATTAACTAATTTTACAGTACCGTTATCAACAAACCAAAGTGCTAGTTCACAAGGTTTGTTAATGCCCAAATTAAAGTTCCGCTTTCGCGTTACTTTTTTAAATTTAGGTGTTACACAACCAACGACTGAGTTAACAAAACAGGTAGTTAATTTTAAACGACCAACACTTGAATTTGAAGAAATTACTATTCCTGTTTATAACAGTAAAGTTTATCTAGCAGGTAAACCAACTTGGACAGCAGTTACTTGTCAACTGCGCGATGATGCCAGCGGCGAAGTTAGTAAACGTGTTGGTGAACAAATGCAAAAACAATTTGACTTCTACGAACAAGCTAGTGCAAGTTCAGGTATTGACTACAAATTTACTACAATATTTGAAGTGCTTGATGGTGGTAATGGTACAAGCACACCTATAACACTTGAAACTTGGGAATTAGATGGTTGCTATCTAAGTCAAGCTGACTACGGTGATTTTAATTATGCTACAAATGAACCAGCAACAATTGATTTAACAATTCGTTATGATAATGCAATTCAAACTCCACTAGGTACAGGT